TTGAAAGGTGGGCAAACTTTATCATCAAAGTATCTGACGGTTCTGGTACAATCAATCCTACAGATTACTTTGCTGATTGGGTTGTCAACCAACTAGGAAGGGCAGACACCGATCTAAACATTCGTGGAGATCAAAGTGGTGCGACATTACCAGTGTTGCGTAGATACAAGATGCATGGTTGCTGGCCTTCAGTGGTAAGTCCGATAGAATTATCTTACGATACAGCAGACACGGTTGAAGAATTCCAAGTTACCCTCCAAGTGCAATGGTGGGAAGCATACGATGCCCGAAATCAAGATTCTGTGGTATAATACATAGAAAGACAGGAAAAATATTATGGCAAAACTCTTTGGGTTCTCGATTGAGGATCCCAATGATAAGAAAAAGAAAGGTGTAATCAGTCCAGTTCCTCCTAACAACGAGGACGGGGCTGATTATTTTCTATCGTCGGGATTTTATGGTCAGTACGTTGACATCGAGGGTGTCTTTCGTACAGAGTTTGACGTAATAAAACGTTATCGTGACATGGCATTGCATCCTGAGTGTGACACTGCTATAGAACACGTCGTAAATGAGGCGATTGTATCAGATTCCAATGATAGTCCTGTAGAAATAAACCTTGATAACCTCAATGTAAGTGATAATCTGAAGAAAGTAGTAAGAGAAGAGTTCAAAGGTGTCAAAGATTTACTACAATTTGACAAAAAAGCACACGAAATTTTTAGAAACTGGTATACAGACGGTAGATTATACTATCACAAGGTAATTGACACACAAAAACCAGACGAAGGCATACAAGAAGTAAGATATATTGACTCTCTCAAACTAAAATTCATGAGAGTGAGACCTACCAAGGAGAAAGGTGCAAGGGGAGCAGAGGGAATACCTGCATTACCTTACTCTGGTAACGAAACTATCACTAAAGACACTAAGATAGAGGAATTTTATACTTATTACCCACAAGGTATGGCACAGAAGTATGGTTCTGTAGCAGGTAAGGGTATAAGAATAGCAAAAGATGCGATCACATACGTGCATTCTGGTCTTGTAGATAGAAATAAGAAGATTACACTGTCATATCTACACAAAGCGATCAAAGGACTCAATCAATTACGCATGATTGAGGATTCTCTTGTCATTTACAGGTTGTCAAGGGCACCAGAACGTAGAATATTCTACATTGACGTTGGTAATCTACCTAAGGTCAAGGCAGAACAGTATTTACGTGACGTTATGAGTCGCTATCGTAACAAATTAGTGTATGATGCTAACACAGGTGAGATAAAAGACGATAAGAAGTTCATGTCTATGCTTGAGGATTTCTGGTTACCACGTAGAGAGGGTGGTAGAGGCACAGAGATCTCTACATTACCTGGTGGACAGAACTTAGGGGAACTTACAGACATAGAATACTTCCAGAAAAAATTATATCGTGCATTGAACGTGCCAGAATCACGCATAGGTGCAGACCAAGGGTTCAATCTTGGTAGATCATCAGAAATTTTACGTGACGAACTCATGTTTAGTAAGTTTGTGGGTAGATTGAGAAAAAGATTCAGTGGTTTGTTCATTGACATGCTCAAGACACAATTGATATTGAAAAATATTGTGACTCCTGAGGATTTTGAGAAGATGGCAGAGCACATACAGTTTGATTACAAGTATGACAACCATTTTGCTGAACTCAAAGACCATGAGTTGATGACAGAGCGTCTCAATATCATGGTTGCCATTGAACCATACATCGGAACATACTATTCAAGAGATTATGTGAAGCGTAAAGTTCTACGTCAGACTGATGAGGAAATAGAAGAGATGGCACAGGAGATGCAAGAGGAGAATGAGGCAGGCATAGGTGTACCACTTGAAACGCAGAATCAAATGATGCAAGGTGCGATTGACGCAGAGAAACAAAGACAAGGTAACCTTGGTAAAAACAAAACTGAACCCTCTCTCGACAACAAGAAAAATGGAGGACGCACAGAGGCACCAGAAATAGACATCAAGAAAGCGAAGATATAAATATAACTAGCGTTTTATAATATTTGAATGGATTCTGCTGAATTTATTGACATGGTTGCAAACGATGCTCCGTCTGCGGAAGTATCTGATGCTTTGAAACAAATGATGTTTGCAAAATCTGCTGAGTTTGTGGATGCTGCTGCACCTGAGGTTGCTAAAACTTTGTTTGGCGAACCTGAGGAGGGCGATCCCTTGCCTGAGGTGGGTGATGGTTTTGAAGAACCAGAAGCAAACGCTGAACTTGAACAAGAACCTGAACAGGAAGAAGAATGAGTGCATCACAACCACTATCATTAGTAACAGATTATGGTGAACTTAGCAGTGCTAACGCAACGTCTGCTGTAACATCTGCTCAGACAGTGAAGACTGGTGTGCTTTACGTAGTCTGTTCAGAAGCAAAAGCAGGTGGACACATCGCAGTTTGCAATACCGCAAACCAAGCAGGTGTTGGATCATTTCATGTAGCGAAGGGAGATTCATTCCTGTATCGTTACGGACATCCAGCTAAAGCACCAGTTTCTGCTATCAGTAAAGCAGCATCTGCAGTCATAACTATTGATCATACAGATACAAAATTACAGGTGGGTGACTTCGTTACTCTCTCTGGATCATCTGTAGGTACATACAATAGCACGATTGCACATAAAGAGATTACAGCAATTCAAAGACCACAAAGAGTCAATGAATTCAAAACAACTATCACAGTTGATGCTGACACATCATCTCTAGCAGATTTTACTGGCACAGCGACATTATCTAAGTCTGTCATATTCAGACTGGCACCCGAAACAGCATCGGGATGTACGTTACACTTACATGAGGTAGGAATAGGATGAAGTTAATTTCAGAAGAAATAGAATCAGTCGATATTCTTACTGAAGAAAAAGACGGAAAGAAAACTCTTTATATTCAAGGTCCGTTCTTACAGGCAGAGATTGTGAATCGCAACAAACGTTGCTACCCTCTCTCTACTATGGTGAACGAGGTAAAGAGATATAATGAAGCGTTCGTGTCTAAAGGACGTGCACTAGGAGAACTAGGACATCCAGACGGACCGCAGATAAACCTTGATCGTGTGTCACACAAGATATGCTCCCTTACACAAGAGGGTAATAATTTTGTGGGTAAAGCACAAATCTTGAGTACACCTATGGGTAAGATCGCAGAATCACTTTTAGATTCTGGTGTGAAACTTGGTGTATCATCAAGAGGTATGGGATCTATCGTAAACAAAGAAGGTGTTTCTTATGTTGGCGAAGACTTCATGCTTGCTACTGCAGCAGACATCGTTGCTGATCCATCTGCACCTGACGCATTCGTAGATGGCGTAATGGAAGGCAAGGAATGGGTATGGGAAGGTAGCGTTTTGCGTGAAAAAACTGTATCAAATATATCAAAGAGTATAAATACTTTGGTGGATTCTAAGAAACTAGACGAGTACAAGCTTTCTTTATTTGAAAAGTTTCTAAACAATCTATAAATGTCTAAATAATAACATAAATTCTAAGGAACTAAGGACTGGCAACAATGACCGCAGAAAATAGCGAACTACATGAGATGGAGAACCAGGTCACCAAGGGATCTAAACCTGCGGAACCTATGCCAAAAACTCCAAATTATGTACCCGATGCAGGGGGAACAGGCGTAGAAGACCTCGGAGGTCCTACACCACAAAATAGCAAACCTGATGACATGAGTAATAAACTCAAGACACCAGCAGCAAAGTTTGCACAACAAGGTGACGCTCACTTCAAAGGAAGTGCGGGAGCAGTCCATCAAGACGGTCCCTTAGGAAACCAGAAAGATGGCATGAAGTCATCTGGATACGGCAGAGGTGCTAATGAAGAAACAGAAGCAACTGATGAAGTTGTAGCAGAAGCACCCGAACAGGAAGCTCCAGTAGGAGAGATTGAAATCGATCTAGAGGACGATGTACAAGCATTGTTTGAAGGAGAGAAACTATCTGAGAGTTTCAAAGAAAAAGCACGTACAATCTTTGAGTCAGCCGTAATGTCAAAGATTGCTATCGTAAAGGAATCGCTTGAAGCAGACTATGATGCTTACATCCAAAAAGAAATGGGTGAGTACAAAGCATCGCTTCAAGAACGAGTAGACTCATACTTGCACTATGTTGCAGAAGAGTGGATTACTGAAAATGCACTCCAAGTAGAGTCGGGAATCAGAGGTGAACTCTCTGAATCCTTCTTGACTGGCCTCAAAGGTCTTTTTGAAGAACATTATGTCGAAATCCCTGAAGACAAATATGATGTACTTGAGGCAATGGTCACCAAACTAGATGAAATGGAGACAAAACTCAACGAACAGATTGATAGCAACATTGCATTGACAAACCGTCTATCAGCATCTGTCTCCGATAACATCCTCGATGAAGTTAGCGAAGGACTTGCTCTTTCACAGAAAGAGAAACTTGCTGAACTATCTAAAGGAGTTGAGTTTGAGAGTGAAGAACAGTACAGGGAAAAATTAGACGCACTTAAGGAATCTTACTTCGCTAAGAAACCTGTCGTCGAATCCCAAGAAGTCATCTCTGAAGACGCTCCCGTTGTGGAGAATACCGCAGCGATGGATGCATACCTTCGAGCACTGACCCAGTTCAATTAGTCAACACTTAAATTCAACACAAAGTAAATTCCATGTTTAACTCTGGACAACTCCAGAAGAAGTGGCAACCCTTACTTGAAGCGGAAGGTCTAGACAAGATCACCGATAATCACAGAAAGGCAGTTACTGCTCAACTTCTAGAAAACCAAGAAAGATTTCTTAGAGAGGAGAGAGCATTCTTATCAGAAGCACCTCCTACAGTAAACACAGACCCATCAGGCACAGGCAATCCAGGTTT